GTTTTTCTTGTATCTGCGTTTATCCTCATCAGTCCTTGCTTGAGCCCTGGCAATTACGTTTTCTTTGTTTTCTTCGTAGTACTTGCGCTTGGCCTTCTGGCCGGCTTCTGATTTGTTGTACTCACGGAAATATTCAGCCCTTGTTACGTTGGCTTTTTCCCATTCAACCTTCAAACATTCAACGCATGAACCTTTTGTCTTGCGTGGCGCTACGTGGCCATACTTGCATGGCTCGCCTGTGAAGTAATGCTTTGCTCCTGAGTCTTGAGCTTCTTTGCGGGTTTTAGGTAGGTTTGTAGTGTCCATTTCATTCTCCGGTGTTTTGATACGGAGAATAGTAACACACATCCTATAAAAGGAAAAGCCACCTTGCGGTGGCCTTCCTTATTCGCCTAAGCGCTTGATTTATTAAGCACCTTGGGAGCCGAAGATGCCTAGCGGATCGCTTACGCCAAAGGAATAACGCTCACGGGCCTTGTAACGCACGTTCCCCGTGTCGAAATCGCCATCCATTCCAGTCTGCATGGGTGTCCGCACAAAGTGCTTCAATCCATTGGGCACGTCGGTGGTGAGGAACCAGCCGTTGGTGTCAGTCAAGAAGTGGTTGATGGTGTATCCCTCGGGGATCGAACCATTGTTCTTGATGGCGTTGATATCGTTGTTGTTGGTGCCGACACGGAGTTCGGTTTCCAACAGACGAGTTGCCACGAACTGGAGGTTCGGAGGAACGATGAGCTTGCGTGGGCGAGCTGCAATCAACAGACCACGTTCGTCCGTCCACCCTGCGATTTGAATGACTGCGTTTTCCAACGAAGTTTCATTCAAGTCAGCCTGGGTAGCTGGCGTGTTGCTGTTTGTGCCGCCGGATACAAGAGGATGTGATGTGGAGAACAGAGGCTGGCCGTCACCGTATGTAACGGTAGATGCCCATCCATTGTTCAACACGGCTGCTGCTTTCACCTGCTTGGTGTATGCCATGGCACGAGCGAGTGCCTTGGTATAACGCGAGCTGAGCGAATCGTACAGGTTGTCTTCGATTGCCTCTTCGGTAATCGAAAAGCCCATAGCGATCGTCTCATGGGTGTAGCGAGCCGTCCAAGCTTCCTGTGCGTTGTCATAAGCAATCGCAGAGCCTTCGTTCTTGACCGGTGCGGCCGAGAATCCAGACAGCTTGGTTTCCTCTTCAAACGAACGCTCAGAGGTCTCGGTTTCGTAGATCTCTTTGTGTTCTTCGCCATAGCGAGCGTACTCAAGACCGAACAGGGCGTTCAGGCCGGGGAGCAGCTCTTTCAGTAGTTGTGCGCGTGAAATAGCCATTTAAGTTTCCCCTTACAGTCCGACTGGGTTGTTGTACGCATGACCGCCCGTCACCACGCCAGTTGCCTGCACTACATAAGCTGCATTGAACTTAACGATGATTTCTGGGTAGTACAGAGTACCGCTATAAGTGAATGCCGTATCAGGCACCACATCGATGACTCGCAAAGGCAGAGTTTGAGTCGTTGCACCGCTTGCAATATCTACTGCGTAACGGCTGTCCTTGGTCGTGGTATTCAGGGTGTTTGCAACCATGGATACATTCAAACCGATGTCGGTGTATGTGAAACCAGATGTGGTCGAAACAACCGTCGTGCCACTGACGCCACAGACTTGGAACAACTGATCTGGATCTTCACAGATGTAAGCAACGATATACGTGTTGCTTGCAATTGCGGTTCCAGAAATCCATGCCTGCGAAAACGTGGGCTGGCCAGTTACAGCAGAAACAAACGTACAGCCCATGAACACACCAGCAAAACCAGTGGTTGGGGCAGCAGTTGTTTCGGTACAAACAACAACGCAACCATTGTTGTCAAACTTCACAGGGTCACCAAAACCAATACTGCTTGCGCTGGAGTTTACGATCCGACGCTGGCGAGTGGCTCCGGCAAACACCTGACCGCCGATCAAATTGACCGGACGCAGACCATATGGGCCTGAAATAGTCGGGTAAGCCATTTAAGTTACTCCAAATGAGGTTTATCTCTTACCGAATCTGACCTCAGAACGTCTGTCATTAAACAGCGGCATCCTTGGATCATTTTCGCGCATGAAATTACTGTCCACACTCTGCATCCAATCGTTGGCCTGCTTCAGGTAAAACCCGTTGCGTTGATCAACCATCTCTACAGGGGCGCGGCACAGCATTAATCCACCAATCTCAATATTGCCGGTTTGAGTTCCGGATGCGAGCATGGCTCGTGCGACTTCTGGATAGTCTTCCCACTTGCATGGTTCAAAACCATCTTGATGCCGGGTTGCTACATTACGTGGGTCTGCCTGTCCAAGAATGGATGTGCGTACCCAACGATGTTTCCATCCGTCGCGTGGCAGAGGGTCAGGCAATGAGCTGGGCGGCTTCCACTGCTTCGGACGTTCCGTGTTATCACGGTTCTGTACTTCACGGGATTCGCGGCTCATATCTTTCCTTCCATACGTAGTTTTGCCATGGATTTGGCATATTCCTCTAGCGGCACACCAATGCGCTTGGCCATACTGGCTTCAGACGCTGTCAGCTTTATTTTTTTAGGTGGAGAGCTGCGCGATGCCGGGGCAACCACCGTAGCAGGCCTTCTTGGAATCTCTGGCTCGGCCTGTTTGCCAAAGTACTCAGGGAACTTCTCTTTCATGCGAGCGTCTATCCGCTCGTAATACTCATCTGATGCAGCAAACTGCTCACCATGTTCACGGGTCAGCTTCTTATGAAGACCCATTGCAAAGTAAGTCATTTCGTCATCAACACCAGGTTCACCGGGCTGGCCAAACCATGAGTTTTGCCGTTTCCATCGGTCCGCCTTAGCGTCGATGTATTGAGTGGGTTGATTATATGATTGATTTTCAACAGGTTGCAAATTCTCTTGTGCGGCTGGCTTAAATGCTTTGACCTTCTCAGCCTTAATAACAGCCTTACTAAACTCCTCTTGGGCGGTCGCAATCTTTTCCGCATCGCCCGTATATAAGGCTTCCTTGTATTTACGCTTTGCTTCATCAAGCTCCTTCTCCGTGGCGATCTGCATTGTTTTAATCAATGTCGTTTCGCCGCTACTGAGCTTGGCTTTTAGCTGTGCATTCTCATCAGCAATTTGTTTTGCGTAAGCTAATGCAGCCTCACGCTCACGTATCGCCTCTTCCTTGGTTCGGCGCTCATCATGCCTTGCATGGGTTAATTGCTGAATGCGTTTCTTGACGTTATCTGAATACTGACGAATCTCATCATCAGGAATATCAGCAGGATCTGATTTCAATGGCGTCGCATTACGATCCTCTGGCGGCGCATCATTTTCAATCTCAACTTCTACTTGGTCGCCTTCTACTTCGACCTCAATCTTTCCTTCATTTTCCATCTTCAACTCCCTTATGCGCGGCTATAGCCACGTGGATCTTCCACAACACCTTCTATCGTGTCGTCATTGATTAAGCGGAACTCTCTTCCGTGAATCTTGAATCGCGTGCCCGAGTAAGCACGTACCAATACAAAGTCACCTTCCTTGCACCATGGTCCCGTGGGGAACTTAGCTGCGTCCTTGTAACAATCAGGACCTTGCTTGATGACAAATAAAACAACCGTACTGAACTCTTCCAGCTTAGTCAGTGCGTCAGGCTTCAAAATGCCGTTGGAGAACTTGTCCTCTACTTCCGGTAAAGCGCATAACATCCTATAGCCCGTGGGCGTTGGAAGTTGCGTGGCCTGCTCTTCCTCGTTTACTGCCTCTGACATATCAGTCATCGTAATCCTTCACTCTGTTTGCAAGGTCTTCGTTTATGCGTCTTGCGATCAACAGACCTTGAATCTGACCGCAGACGAACTTGTAGTCCTCAAAGGACTTGATACTTCCTTGGGCAAGCTGTTCCTCCGCATAGCGGATTTGCTTGTTTATCTCCAGGCTTACCGCTTCGGGAAAATCCATTACCCACCTCGTTGAATATCAGCAGCCTTGTCAATCATCTTGACTTGGTTGTTTTGATTGTTCATGCGCTCCTGAGAAGCGATTCTTTCCTGCTCTAACATCACCTTCTGCGCCTGTGCCTGCTGCTTTAACTGCAACTCAGCAGCATCCATGGCGGCCTCACGCTGCTCACGCTGCGCCTTAATCTGCAACTCAGCCTGCTGCATTTGCACAACCGGATCTTGCTGGGCCTGCATGTTCTGCATCATCTGAGCCTGCTGGCTGTTCTGTGCCAACAGTTGCTGTGCAGCCTGCGCCGTAAGGCGTGACAACTGAACTTCAAAGTCTTCTGGAAGCGTTGTATTAGGTGCCGGTAACGGTACGCCTAATTGCTCCTCAATCTTCCTGCGATACAGGAATGCCAAGTGCTCATTAATATGAGCCTGCGCGGAGGCCATCATTTGACCTGCCATCGGATTTTGTTGCATCTGCTGTCTTAATAATGGGTCATTTAATGCAGCCATATGTACAGCAATATGCGCTTCGTGATCCTGATATATAAATGCTTTTACTGGTTTCATAACCAATATATCCATATTCTCAGAAACCGGATCACGTGGCTCTAATTGTTTTGTAACAGGTATTAATTTATCAATATCTTTAATACCTAATACACCAAGCATTCGTTTATGAAGCTCTGGAATATCATATATTTGCGGCGATTGTGCAGCTAATTGCAATACTGCTTGATATTGCGTAACGCGCTGCGCTAATGTTGTAGCATTTGGATCTGATACAGGA